CGAATTTTTGTTGTATCAATCTTATCATTTGGAATCAACAAAACCGAACTTTCTTTTCGGTTTGGATCATAAACATATGTTATTTTACGCAAACTGCCTTCGTATACATCCACACCAACAAAAGATCCAGTGCTAACATCTGCATAAACATTATCCAAAAGCATAAATCTGTATTGACTGCCTTGTGTGTCTGTTCCGGTGAATTCTGTTCCACGAGCCAAATAAGTGTTTGTGTTCACACTTCCGGCTGTGATAGGAATTGTTAGAGTGGCTTTTGAGGAGCGATACGACTGGGGGGTATACCCTAATTGCTTGGCATGGGAAGCAATAGATGGACGAAGAACAGCACTATCCAAAAACATCTCATTGGCTACCATGTTGGCATAAAAACCTCGATAGTGAGTGTTGTATGCCAGTACATCCAAAATGGTGCTCAAAACAGAACCATCAAAATTATAGTCTTTGAGTGTATTTTGTGATTGTAAAAAGGTCTTTAGTGATGCTTTTGCATCAGAGAAATCCAACCCAACCACATTGAAACTGTCTGCGCTTTGAGCCATTAGCGTATCCTTTCAAGGAGGGTGGTAATTCTTTCCGTTGCCCCCAAAGACTGTACCGTATACTCTACTGTTACCTGATATTCATTTGAATCAGGATTTGCTATAACATCTACTACTATGTTGTTAATACGAGGCTCATGTTTACGAATAGTTTCAAGAATTCTATCCCGCAATTCAAAAGTAGTAATAGTATCTATAGGTTCAAACAAAAGAGGTCGCAAAGACGCGCCAACCTGTGGTTGAAATAGCCGCTCACCAAAAGCAGTAGACAATAAGTTCTGAACCGAAACTTTGATGGCTTTATTGTCTTTCAACAACAGCACATCGCTATTTTTTGGATTTCTTGTAAGAGACGGATCAATATCCGTGTATACGGGTTCTATTGGGGTGGATGGAATTTTTAGGGGCATTAGTGTTTACCTAGAGTTAGATGTGTATTGATTGTTTTTGCAGATACCGAAACCACCTCGCCCAAAGAATTTTCAGATATTCCTTCAGCGCGTACACTATCCAAATCCCCAATATCACACCAATGGCAACACACAAATCCCATAGGGGTCAGCCCGTCTTCGCATTTCAGGGGGCTAACAGAAAAGAACAGTACATTATTTATTTCAAGCCCGTAACGGAAAGAGCATTGGGGCAGGTCTGAAACCTTGATTATTTGATTTTGTTTAGTATCTAAAATATCAACCAATTCCTTGTATCGTGTCAGCAACACATCCTGCGATTCCAACAACATGCTTTGTACTCCTGCTCCACACGATTCGTGGGTCACAGAGAACCGTTTAATTGAACTACCGTCTGCAAACTTGCCACCATTATGGAACTGAAACACCAACGCCCTAGAACACCTAACCAATATACGCAACTCGGTTAGTGTTTCGTGAACTTGGCTGTGTGCATTTGCTACTTTTTGGTCTTTTTTATTCTCCATCTTGATGGACAGTTTTCGCTTCTTAATCATGCTCCACAATCCCACCCCTATACCAACAGCAAACACACCAAAAACTTCTCCTATGGAGTATATCGTGTCAGAATAAGAAGAGACTACGGATACATGTTCGTTCATCGGGTAAACCCTCCACCCGTTGTGGTGCTTTGTGTTATAGACGAATTTGCTGCTCCTGCAAGTTGCTTAAAATCATCGGTTAAAATACTATCTGTTGCAAAAGCAACACTTGCATTATTACACGGATCACCAGAACCACCAAGCAGATTACTAAAAAAATTGATCTGGCTGTAGTTTGTTATCAGAGAAGAAGCCTTTGCAATAGAAGTTAGACTGTCGTTCACTACACCATCAACAGCAGAAACAGCCGAATCTATTTTACTAGTAACACTTTCTAAACCTGCCAAAAAATTCTGTGCTCCATTATTTAAGATTGCACCATTTGAATCTAATGCTATATTGTCTAATATCTTATTTACATCAACATTAACACCGCCAGCAATGTTTATGGAGTTGATACCTTTGCCACCAATAATACCAACCGACAGATTTACATCTAGTCCTTCTATTCCCAAAGCACATCCCAAATTAGCAGCAAAGGTCATTTTTCCTACAACAGCCATAAGAGTTTGTGGGTTTGTTAATGCTTGTGCTTGATTTTTAAAAGTATCAACAGATGTTTTCAAGGTTCCCACTTTATTAGACAGATCAGAAATTTTAGAGGCATTTACTCCGGCTGCTGACAAAGCAGTAGCGGTTGCTTGATCCGCAGGAAGTGCACTGGTGAATATTTTTGAAAGAGTAGCCAAACGATTAACAGTGGTAGTCAAAGCACTAGAAGTCCCACTTGCGGCTGTAGCACTTGTATTGTTTACAAAAGTTTTTCCGTTTTGTGAGTTTATCAACTCTTTTTGTTCGTCTGTTAGTTTGGTTTTACATGGGCATGTCATGGTTTTATCCTATTACTACTCGTGATGATCCTGTGGGGGTATCACCACAAGACGCTTGGCTGGATTCTGTGCAAACAGGTATACCCCCCACTACCACTCTGGAATTTCCATTTATCATAGTTGCATTGCTGTGTTCATTTCTGCCGTGATTTTCTACTGGATTTCCTTCAACAGCCACCGGTTGTCCGTCTACAATAACACGACTATCTCCTACTAAAATAAGACCTCCAGCAGTATCTAGAAAGGCTCGGCAAACTCCTGGCATTAGATAGTTCCTCCATCAATAAATGTTGGGTTGGGTGAAGGATCTACTGATAAAGACATCAGGGTAAATCCAGATGCAGATTCACTTGGAAGATATCCATACGATTGAGTAACACCACAAACCCAAAACTTTCCATCTCTGCCAACTACATCTCCGTAATAGTAAATCTCATACGCAGACGATCCCGGTGCGTATTTTCTATGATCTCCGCGATATGCCATTCCACCCGTCATTGTAACTGCACCTTACTAGGATGTAACGGGGCATCACCAGAATTCAGTTCAATACGATCACCTATAACAGCAACAGAACCGTTTGATATCAAAGATATTGTACTACCAGAAAAAGCAAGTTCGCCTTCAGAAAAGAATTCCATCTGTTTACCTGAAGCACGGAACTTGCCTTCGCATTGCAGATTCACTTCAGCCTTTGCAAATATATTAATGTTACCGTCTATTTCAATATTACTACCATTTCCAACTACTGTTAAATTAATTGGCCCATCAACCACAACATTCAATCCCTGTTTTCCGCCAATATACACTTTTTTATTTCCCAAACAAATCTCGTAATCGTCGCCCACTATTTTTTGAACCCTAGTTCCATCTGGCCCAACTTCGTTGAATGTTCCAGACATATGATACTCGTGAATTCTTTCAGCACCGGGTGTATCATCGTATTCTTTAATGTGTCCGCTTTCTGTAAAAAGCACATGATTTTTAGGATAAACTGCATTATACGGAGTAGCAGGTTCGCTCCAAGACGATTTTCCTGATGCTATACCGGGCGTGCTTTGTATATTTTGTTTTACTTCAGAAATTTTCTTTGCAACCACAGTTCCATTCACGGTATCGGATGAATCATTACGAGCCAAGCGATTAACATCAGATTCTTTCAAAACCGAAACACCGATAGGAAAATTTCCGGCATCAACTCCATCTACAGTTGCAGGATATTTTGCAGAAGGATCACCAAATCCAATACTTGTATCTGCTTCTGCTGTGGGTATTCCTCCAAAAGAACCAATCATAACCGGCTCTTGTGCGTCTTCACCATCTCTAAAAAATCCAAACACATGTGAACCGGCAACCAATCCTGTTGGAGACACACCTATTCCCGATACAGCAGCACTTGTCAAAGGCTGCATGGGATACGCCCAAGGTAATGCTGCGGTTGGAAGTTCTGCGAGATCATCACTATGAAAACCAAAAATACGAACTCGGCAGCGTCCAAGATACAGCGGATCAGCGTTATCTTCTACAACACCGTGCCACCACACAAATCCTTCTCGTCCTGAAAATCCTTTCATTACACCCCCATCGCATTTCTAGATAGTTCCATTTTACAACTATACGCCGAATCAAATGTGTGTCGTATAGAAGTAATTAGGTAATTTCCACTGAAGTTTTTGTCGGATTTATCCTGATGTACTGTCTGATCTGAAGATATCTTTGGGGTATAGAGATTGATGATTTGCCCAACTCGTTTTGTACTATCACCGTAAATATCAACCGCTATTTTTTGCGTCATCATAGCATTCATCATATACTTTCTTTTCAAAAAATAATCTTCCACTCGTACATTATCTTTTATTGGAACAGCATCAGAGTACACACTAAATGTGGTGGCGGGCAGATAATAATAGGCAGACGAATCATTGTAAAAAATAGGATCATCTTTGGAAGAAGACTTGTAATGGGGATCACTTCCC